AAGATTTTTTACCACTTTTAGTTCTCCATTTTTGATCGCCCCAGTCTTTGAGGCTTTTCTGTGGGGCTTTCATGTCAGTCCCTGTATCCGCCACCAGCGGCCTTGTACTTCTTGGCAACAAGCTGTGCTTTGCGTGCGCTCCACTGGCCTGCGCCAGTCCCCTGCACCGCAGCAGACTTCACCTGAGACACAATCCGCTTGCGCAGTTCAGGCTTCGTGTAGTTGCCAGCGGCGTTCACAGTGGACTTGGCCTTGGGTTTGGTAGCCATGTCAGTCTCCTATCGCGCTCATCTCGCGCACATATTGGGCCGCAAATTCAAGAAGTTCAGGATCATCCCTAAAGTGCCCTAACCCACGATTGCAATGACTGCACAACATACCACGCACTTTGCCGGTTTTGTGATCATGGTCAACGACAAGTGGCTCGTTGCTTCCGCAAATCACGCACTCTGTCACTGTCGCCTTAATGTCCGCCAAAAGCTCATCTGAAATTACACCACGGAATTTCCCCCGGCAGTTGGCATTTCTATATGCTGCACGACATGTGCGGCACCAGCTATCCAAACCGTTTCGTTTCTTGTTGTGCGGCGGAAAGAACTCCGCTGTCGCGGGTTTCTCTGCTTTGCAACGAGTACAAGTCAGCAGTTCCATGCTTTGAGCGACAACGCTTTTCGCGTTGGCTTTCCTTTTTCGTCCTTCATTGGCCCCGGCATCCCAGACATCCGGGCACAGAAACTGGCCCTGCGGCCAGCGTCCTCTTTGGTCTTGGGGTTCGGCGCTGGCGGCTTCAGTCCGGGTTTACCCGGATTGGCCTTGTTGTAGGACGCACGCCCCTTGGCGTTCAAGCCGCCAGATTCAGCTTTACCCTCTTTTCGTTGCCACGCTGGTGTTTTAGGCATCGCACATCTCCACAACGGCCCGACACATGTTTGCAAAATCGCTGGCCGTCAAATCGCTTTTTGCAATATTTACACATCGACAAACCAACTGTACGTTCCCCGGAACGTACCCTTGCTTGGAGTCAATACGGTCGATACTTGCGTTGGTTTGCACCACTCCTCGTCCAAGCTCCATTGTCATCGGCCATCCGGTTATAGCGCACCGCCCTTCCTGTACCGCCCAAAGCGTTTCAAGCGCATCTAGGGACACGCACGCCCCACCGCGCTTCACAGCCTTAGCCCGTAGATACGCTAGATATGCCCTAACACTTTGCGTGCGCTTGTACGCTGTGCGTTGCAGGGCGGCTACGCCCCACGTGCGCTGGTGGTATTTCGATTGCTTCTTGGAAATACACGCTTTGCACCATGAGTTGTACTTGGGCGAACCATCGACTTTGTGCCCCGTCGTGTAGAACGCCGTCAATGACCGCGCTTCCCCGCACTTTGTACAGAGCTTGCTCGTGTGCGCTGCATCGCACCATGCTGGTGTCTTTGCCATTACGCAATCCTCTGTGTAACAACGATTGCTGGTGGAGTCGCAGGGATCGCGGGGGTCACGCCGGGGCTGGCAGCAACCGCAGCGCGGTAGTGCAGCGTCACAGCGACATTCTCAGGATACCAGTAAATCTCAATGTACTGCCCTGCGGTGACAGTCTCAAAAATTTCGTATGCGAGGAGGTATGTACCTCCATCCCCGGTCTTAGGTACTGCTACGCGCCCGTTGGAGTTGGCAATGTTGGTTCCGTTCTTGGAAAACCAAACATCAACGAACCTGTCAGCAGCACTGGAATTGTTGAACTGCAAGCTGGCGTTGATGCGGTACGTACCTGCGACAGCAAACGTGATGCGCGTGTTGCTTGCAACTGTGATACCAGCGCCAACCACCGCAGCCGTGGCAATTTCAACCGCAGTTGCAGCAGTCGTACTACCAGTCTGGTCTGCTGTATCTGCGTCGTAGAAGGAGGCGTAGGCAAGATTCGTGATCGTGTTGAACGGTACCTTGCCGCTGAGAACATCGATATTGGTGACGTTCACCTCACCCGTACCCTTGGGCGTGATGTTCAGGTCGATGTTGGTGTCGGTGCCGTCTGCGGCCAACGTGTTGCCATTCAGGTTTACACCTGCTGCCGCTGCGCTGGTTGCCAGCGTCGTGGACTCGACCAGCGTCATGCCGGAGAACGAGCCGCTGAACACCACACCCGACACAGTGCCGCCCGTGATGGCGACAGCACCCGAGTTCTGGGTTGCCATCGTGCCGAGACCCAGCGCCGTGCGTGCGTTGCTTGCGCTGCCGAATGCGATGGCAGAACCCAGTGTGAGGTTGCCTGTGGTGGCCTGCACCGTGTTGCCAGTCAACTGCACGTTGCCGACCGAGGCCGACGTGGTGCCAACTTTCATGGCTGTGGCAACGCCCGTGCCGCTGTAGACCGTCTTCTCGGTCGCGGTCGGGCCGTCGTCAACATGCAGCAGTTGGTCGTAGGTGCTGGCGATGGTAGCGCCGGTGAGGTTGGTTGGCATGTCAGGCCCTCTGGATCATTACTTCGATGGTCGAAGTCACCGGCGGAGCTTGCGAGAACGTCAGAGTCGTGCCGCTCACGCCGTAGGTATTCTTTTGCTGGTAGACCCCATTGACAAACACCTGCGTGTTGTTCTCATTGCCGGGATCGTAGGTCAGCGTGAAAGCAACTGTGCTTCCGTTGCCGGTGAAATTCTGTACGCGCTGGATAGCAGCGAGGTCGATTGCCAAACCTTTGGCAAGTTCTTGTCGTGTGATCGCCTTCGTCTCGTTGGCGGTCGCGTCGAAGATGACGAGCTTGTCGTCCGTCGCAGACTGTGCGCCGGTCAATACGGTCAGTGCCGGAATACGCTTGGCTGTCATCCTATCCTCCTGTGAACAGGGGGCACGAAGCCCCCTGCCAGTTTACATCACGATGGAGTAACTGCGTTGGTACCGTCAGCGTCAACCCAAGTCGAGTTAGCGTTGGCACCAGTTGCAATTTTGAGCTTGCTGTTGACCGTATCGAATACGATAGTTCCAGCAGCTTTACCCACCGTGTTGACTGCATTGGCGATAGCCGCAATCTGTACATCGGTTGCAGTGCGAAGCTGGATGTACCCAGCCGTCGCGTCTACGTCGCCGGTGAGAGTACCAGCAACGCCACCGGAAGCAGTCAATGCACCAGTCACAGTCAGCGTCTGCAAAACTGCTTTGCCGCTGTTGATGGTTACATTGTCTTGTGCAATACCCGTATAAACACCCATGATGTTCTCCTTTTAAGAGTAGGGGCCGAAGCCCCCACAGGGTTTAGGCGTAGCTTGCAGCTACGTTAGCCACGATGGCGAACACACTGACCACGCAATCAGTCGGCGCAGCCGTATTGATCAGGATGTCAATGGTATCCGCAGCGGTCACTGCGGTCGGGTTCGCCAAAGACGCGATGGTATAACCCAAAGCGTTTGAGGCTGCATCGTTCGCATAAGCATTCGCAGCAGCCGGAGAACCCCCAGTGAAACCAAGATCAAAAGTCGCCGTGGTATTCGTAGACTCGACCTTAGTCACTTGCACACCCGCTGACAGCACCACGGAACCAGCCGGGAGGCTGATTACTTGCAGTGTGTCAGTAGCAGCCAGTGCGGTAGCACCAGCAGCGGAACGGGCAGCAACGATTGCAGCAAAGTCGAGCTTAACCTCAAACTTAGAGACTTCGGTCACATTGGCGGGGAAGGCAGCGGTGCCTTTGTTGAACCCCAAAGAGTCGGTAAATGCAGTCATTTTAATTTCCTTTCAGTGTTTGGACGAAGACGGGGGCCGAAGCCCCCAGTCATTAGAATTGCACGACGGCGGTGGACAGAGCTTCGCCTTTGACAACCTTGTAACCGTAGACCTGAAGGCCACGGACGATGTTGCCGAAGGTGGACTCGGAACGGATGGTTTCCATGTTCGTCATCTGCGACGCGAACGTGAAGCCCATCTTGTGACCGGCGATGATGTTGTACTTGCCAGAAGACACGGCAAGGTTGTGACTGACGTAGACGGTGAAGCGGTCAATCATACCCAGACGACCGTTGCGAACGATGGACATGCTGTCGCCGGTGAGCGAAGCGTCCTTCAGTTCGGACTTCTTGATCAAGCCAGCCATCTTGGCAGGGATGACCACGAAACGGTCGCCTTCAGGGGCGTTGGCTTCATCCAGCACAGTGCCGAGGTCAACCAACAGGTCAACAACGGAAGTGGTGCTCGATGCGCCGTCCTTGGTCACGGTCAGCGGAGCGCCGGTCGTACCGAGGTTGAACGAGGCAGACTGCTCACCAGCAGTAGCGCCCTTGTTGGTAGAGGCGATACCGGGCAGGATGTCGGTCAACACGCGCTGGTCGATCTTGATCTTCATACGCTCGGAAGCGTCTTTCGTCCAAGTGTCCATCAGGTTGATGTCCGACTGAACCTTGTCCACGTCGTCTTCAACGCAGGCAAAGTACTCGCCCTTGTCGATCAACAGTTGGATTTTTGGCTTGTCAGGGTTTTCCACGGTCAGGGTTTGGCCCTTCACGTAGTCGCGGATGGTGATTTCCGGCGTGGTGCGGATGTTCACGGCGTCGCCGTACTGGCGGATTTCACCTTCGTAGTCGGTGTTCGAGATCGCTGCGAGCACGGTGGCGTCGTAGAAGTTCTCGATCAGTTTGCCCGACCAGATTTCGGGGATGAAGTTGCCGCTGTAATTTGGGCGACCGGGGGAGACGGGATAAGACATGATGTAACTCCTTTAATCAGGCATTTGCGGTAATGCGGTTTTCTCGCTGGGCAGCGAAAATATCGCGTTCGATTCGGGAACGCTCTTGCTCTCGGCCTTTGTACTTCCCGGAGCGGACATCGTTGAAGAATTTCTGGATGTCAGCAGGGCTGTAGGTCTTGCCTTGGTTGGCGGACGCAGGGGTTCCGGTGCTACGTGAGCGACCGGGGGAAACCTGTTTCTCCAACTCAGAGTTGGGAGAGTTCCCAGTGGATTGAGCAACGGCGGCTTGTCCAGTGGACTCTAGCCAAGTGCGGAAGAAACTGACGACACGCCGAGAGTCAAGCGACCGCTGGGCGTCATCGAGGAACGTCTGCCGAGTCACTCCAGTCATTGGGTCAAATTCCAACAGCCACGACTGGAAGTCGGCGTTGTCATTGATCTGACGGAAGTTCGGGACATTCGCAGACAAGTCAGCCCAGAACGCTTGCTCTGCGCTCATCTGCTGGCGCTGGGCCACGGCTTGCACCTGTGGTACCACATTCACCTGCATCTGACGCAATGTTGCTTCGAGTCCTGCAATGCGCTGGGCGACAGCCCCGAGTTCCTCGCGGGTCACTTTGCGCATCATATCAATCGACTCACCATAATCCTGAACATCTTGGTCAGTGACCAAACGCTCGGCTGCTGGTGCAGCTTGGGGATTCGTGGCGGTCATCGAAGCAAGCAACTGTTCCATCTGCTGGACTCGCTGCTGCATCTCCCGGTTCTGCTGGTGCAGACGGGGGACTTCGGCGTTGTACATTCCCTGAAGTGTTCGGTACTTCTGGGAAACAGTTTCATCCGGCACATTGTCGGCACCCG